CTTCCGTATCGGGGTTATCGAGTAACAAGCCACTACTCCGGTCGAACACACGGGCGAAGAAACCTCCGAGAAATCGGGGGAGCCTTCCTCCTCTTCCGCGAGCGAAAGAGGAGTCGATGCCCACCTCACCCTGGTCAAGCCACTTTTGGAGTGACTTCCCAAGGTTTGGTAGGGATATCGTTAAAAACGATATCCCCTCATGTTCGACACGCGCCTGGACGGTATTAATGTCCTGGCGGGCGCTCGTGCAGCACAGATCAGCGGATTCCTCCGCTAATCGGGACCAGAGGTACATCAGGCTTTTCATCGGCCCTCCTTTAATAGGGGGTTACCGAATCCATAGCCTATGTACTAATCGGTCAGCAGCCGAGGTCCAGCTTACGCTGTTCCACGGGTAGGTGTTCCAACAATTCCTCCAACGTGATGAACGTATCCGTCATGGCGTCGAAAATGCCCAAACAAAAGGCACCGCCGTCACCGTTGACAGGGTCCGCACTCACGATGAAGCGCATTCTGTGACCATACTCCAAAGCGATCCAATTGGCGTTAGCCAATCGGACCGCGCGGAACAGGTCGCGGTTTGTCGGGGATGACTCATCCCCGGGGGACATGGACATTTCGTCCTTTCTCTCGGGGATTACCCGAGCAGTGCTCGGATCATTCCGAATTGATAGAAACAACTACCTACAGCTGACCATCACCGGGTTATGCCATCACTGGCACAGACCACAAGGAAGCTTGTCTAACTGCCGAGAAGTCTAAAAGACATTCTCAAACAGTTTCGACAAATCAACCTTGTCGATGACATGAGAACCAACGTTGAACAACATATACACCCAAGCCAGCGTTTTATAGCTGACTTTTAGGTGAATGTCGATCTCGTTAAGCTCACTGCCATCATGGTGGGTCGGAACGAGTCGGATAGGCTTACGCTTCTCCGAACCGTCCGGTCCCCCGCTACGACTCGCCACCAAGAACTTTGGTGACGACCGCATCCGAAGTCGCCGTAAACAGGGTTTTGAAGCCCGTGTAAACGGCCAAGATCTCTGTGTTCGTGTAGCCCGCGGGCGGCACGTCAAACACCATATAGCAAGCGGTGTTGACGCGCACGTTTTCCGAAGGCTTAAACGGATCAGAGGCCAACTTCGAGTGATCGATCCTCAAGAGATGTCGGATCCTTCCCTGTTTGATCAGGTTATGGTTTACCGACAGCTTGATTAGTCCGTCAGAGGACGTGTAGGCCGACTCGGCCCCCTCCGCAAAAGTTCGCGGAAGCGGCGTTGTCGTCCCACTAATCGTGATGGACTGTGGATCGGTTAGTGCCATAGGCATACCTCCTAGGGCTCAGGTCTTGAGCCCCATTGGCGTTTGACGCATTATGTCTATCTCTCACTTCAGCCGGGTTAAACCGACTGCCGTAAGAATGGACTTTTGGAGGGTTGATAAGCCCCCCATAGTGAGTCCGAACCCAAAGGGGTTAGCCCTCCGACGCATCTTGGTTTCACTAACCAATACTG